ACCTAGCCGTTGGCGAGATCCCCAAGATCAGCTTTGAGTTCACGGGGATCTACAACGCCGCCGCAAAAGGTACGCCGCTCACCCCATCATTTGCCAACCAGGCCACGCCGGTGGCAGTCAACAGCCAGAGCACTACAGGCGTGACGGCATTTGGCTTCAGCAGCTGCATGGAGTCATTCAGCCTAGAGCTAAACAACGAAATCCCGTTCCGCCAGCTGGCCGGCTGTACCCAGGAGGTGCCAATTGTTAATCGGGCGCCTTCAGGTGAGCTGGTGATTGAGGCGCCATTGATCGGCAGCGGTGCCGGCGAGAAAGACTTTTTCGCGCTGGTGTCAGCGCAGACCCTCGGGGCGATCGGGTGGCAGCACGGGCAGACCGCTGGAAACATTGTGACGTTCAACGCCTCTACTTGCAATCTCGGCTCACCGGGCTTGCCCGATTCGGACGGCGTGCAGATGCTGAGCCTGCCATTTATGCCGGTTCCTTCTAGCACCGGGAATGACGAGTTCAGCCTGGTCTTGACCTGATCTATCCACCACTCACGATCACCCCATGGCTTTCGTTCTTGAGCAGTCGCCAACGTTTACGCACCCGATCATTATTCGGGAGCTGCAAGACGGCGGCAAGTATCGCACCCATCAATTTGAGGCGATCTACCGCCGGTTGCCCCAGAGCCGCATGGAAGAGGTGCAGCTGCAATACCAGGCGATGAAAGCCGCAGCGGTGCGTGATCAGCCGGTGGAGAGCATCCCCACCCGCGAGATTGCCGCCGAGATCCTGCACGGCTGGAACGGCATAACCAACCCCGACGGCACGCCGGTGGAGTTCTCCGAGGCCTATAAGTCCCAGCTGCTGGAGGTGGCCACGGTCGCGGATGTGTTGGTTGAGACGTTCTTTGACGCGCACGCAAAGGCCAAAGCAAAAAACTAACCGGCGCTGTTGATCACTGGTGGGGCGGTGATGGCGGCGCCAATGATGAACTGTTGGCAGACCTTGCGGCCTATGGCGCTGATGCGTCATGCCTGCCGGAAAGTATCACCACGCAAAAGGAGTTCAAGGTATGGGCAGAGCATGAAGACGCGGTGGCGATGTTTTTGCGCATCCAGACCCAATGGCGAACAGGGCCTAATGGTGTGATCGGGCTGGACTATGGAATCCTGCTGGGCCCTGGAAATATTTTTGATCTTTACTCTGTGGAGAGCCCGCGCCAGACCCTGGAGGATTTGCAGGTAATGGAAGCCAGAGCAAAAGAGCTGATCAATCCGAAACCTGAAACCAAAAAGAGGGGCCGCTGATGGCACAGATGCAAGCGCTGCTGAAGATCAAAGCCGACGTTGAAGGCGAAGGTAAGGTCAACGCTCTAGGCCGCGCCATCGGCGGGCTAAGCAGCACTGCGGGCAGGGTGTCGGGCGGGTTGAAAGGATTGGCCGGCGCCGCTGGTGGGCTAGGTGGCGCACTCGGCGCATTGGTGCCGCTTGCTACTGGGGCTGGGCTAATCACCCTGGCGAAAAACTCAATGGATAACGCCGCAAAAATGTTTGACCTGAGCCAGAAAACAGGCGTGAGCGTTGAAGCGTTAAGCAGATTTTCAAAGGCTGCGAAGGTCAGCGGCACTGACGTTGACGGTGTTACCAAGGCAATGGTCAAGTTAAGCAAGGGGCTAGTGGAAGCGAAGAACGGTCAAGGGCAGGCCGGTGAAGCGCTCAGGTCCATGGGAATCAGCGCAGTAGATGCAAGCGGCAAGTTGAAAGATACGGATCAGATCATGTTGGAAATATCCAACAAGTTCAAGACAATGCCTAACGGCGCAGAGAAGACCGCGATGGCGCTGCAGCTGTTCGGAAGAGCTGGCGCCGATATGATCCCAATGCTGAATATGGGCGGCGAGGCAATCAGCAAGTTTGGCGCGATGAGCGCTAAGTATGCCGAGGACGCCAAAAAGGGCGAAGTCGCCATGGTGACTTTGCAAGGCAAGGTCGGAATGCTGGGCGGCAAGCTGGCCGTGGTGCTGCTCCCGTCAATTACCGCGGTAACTGAGTCCCTGGTGAGGCTGCTGGATGGCTTCAATGCACTACCTGGCCCGATGCAAGGAATCATTGTCGGGGCTGGTCTGCTGGCGGTCAGCTTTGTTGCACTGGCCCCCGCAATCGCCGCCGTTGTTTCGATCGCCGGAGCGCTGGCCGGCCTGAAGATTGGCGCCACCATCGCCGGCTGGGCGGCGGTAGCTGGCCCTGCAATCACCGCGATCACCGCAATGTTTAGCGGCCTAGTGACATTCCTAACCGGAACCATCGGCCCAGCCCTGCTGGCCTTCTTCTCCGGCCCCGCTGGCTGGACCGTGCTGGCGGTTGCTGCGGTGGTGGCAATGGCAGTGCTGTTTCGCAAGCCGCTCACTGACTTTGCCGCCTGGGTTGGCACCTGGGGCAATACAGTAGGCCAATTCTTCACAGCTAACGTCACCACTCCAATCTCCAAGGCGTGGCAGTCGATGGTTAATGCTTTGCCTAATGCATTAAACGTAGCCGCAACCACAATCAAAAACGTATTTACTGGTGTTGGTACTGCAATCAAAGCCGTCTTAAATAGCGTTTTGCGTAGTGTCTTTAATGCGGTGAACGGTGCGATTGAAAACATTAACCGTCTAATCAGAGCAGCCAACGCAATAGCAGCCAAGGTAGGCGGACCACGGTTCAACCAGCTGCCAACGCTCAACATCCCACAATTTGCCAAGGGTGGCTACGTCGACCAAGGAACGCTTGCCGTAGTTGGTGAGGCTGGCCCTGAGTACATCGTGCCTGAGCGCAAGGCCGCAGCCTTCGCCATGAACTACCTCAACGGCGCTCGCGGTGGTGCTGCAATTCCTGCCTTTGCCAATGGCGGCTTCGTCGGTGGCAACGCCCAGATCAACGTCACCACTGGCCCTGTGATGCAGCAGGGCGGCCAGCAGTACGTCTCCATGGCTGACCTGGAACGTGCCATGCGCAAGACCGCTGATGGCGTCTACGCCAGCCTCAGGACACCAGCAGGGCGCTATGCAACGGGGGTGCGGTAATGGCTCGCGGTCAATCCCAGTTCCTGCGCATCTTCTCTGGTGACACCACCTACCAGCGGTGGCAGTCCTACTACGTCAACTCCTCTGTGCAGTGGGAGGGCGCAAGCTGGGCCTACCAGGATTTTGACGCTGACGGGATTACCGCTGGTGAAGTGCAGTCTGAGTCGTCAATTTCGATTCGATTGCCGGCTACTGCCAACGTCATAGAAGCAGCGCGCAAGGCGCTGGGCGAGGCGCGGCTAGCTGAGCTGCGGCTGTATGAGTTCGACACGCTGCTTGGCAACGACTCCCCGCAGGCTGGGCAACGGCTGATTGCTTCTTACCTAGGCGAAGTGGTTGGGGTGCGGGGAAGTCTTACGTCGCTCCAGTTAAACTTAGGTAGCAGCATTTCACCGATAGGAGCGCAGGTGCCGCCGCGCACCTATAGCACGCAACTGGTCGGGGCACCCTGCAAATTATGAGCATCATCAGTAGCGACCCCCTAGCGTTCCTGCTTGCGCAAGGCGGCGTCATTGGCACGCCGCTAGAGCAAGCTGGGGCTAGTGGCGCTGAGAACCTCGACACCAAGCAGCGCAGCGCAGTGATCGGCGAGCCCATCCCGATTGTGTTCTGTCGCCGCGTTGGTGGTGTTGGCGGGGTGCTGATCAGCCCTGCTGCTACTGAGGCCCGCTTCGAGGATGACGCTTCAAGCAACATCACGGCCAGTTACCACCTGGTGCTGAGTGAAGGGCAGATCGATTCAATCCAGGTACGCGATGTATTTCAGCGGGCGTGCCGGGTGGGCAGCTTCACCCAGACCTATGGCCGCCGCGCTGGCACCTTTGTGCCCGGCAATTTCATCAACAACACGCCAAATCTAGAGGCGCCGTATTACTGCGGAACAAGCGGCACCTATGAAGGGTTGAGCACGCTGGCGTTTTCCGTCACGATCCCAGCGGGCTTTGATCAATGGAACCGCCAGGTTCATTGCTTCATCCGTGGCGGAATGCGCGTGTCGCGGCTACTGGGCGGCACAGGGCCTAGTAATAATGTGGCCGATCTACTGCTGTATCTGTTGCGCAATTGCTCCAAGGTGCCTGATGCAATGATCGACACCGCCGACAGTTTTCCAGCGGCTGCGACGTTCACCAACGCTAACGGGTTTTGGTTTAACGGAATGGTGAGCCAATCCACCAACCTGCTCGACTGGGTTGGTGACACGCTCTCATATTTCCTGTTGCGCCAGACTCGGATAGGCGGCAAGGAGTCACTTGTGCCACTGCTGCCAACCAACGCCAACGGCACAATCAACACCGGGCCAGTTGACTGGGCGTTTACTTTCACCAGCGAGCATGTAATCCCCGGCAGCTTCGAGATCATCTACACGCCACTGGCAGACCGTAAGCCGTTCTGCGCTCTGGCTCTTTGGCGCCAGCAGGATGATCTAGGTATCCCCGTGATGCGCACCGCTGAGGTGCGTTATGCCGGCACCGCCATTGATGGCCCATTTGAGCAGCACGACCTATCAAAGTTCTGCGGATCAGAAAACCACGCCGTAAAGGCCACCGCGTACAAGGTCTCGCGGCGCCGGCACATCACGCACCGGGCGCGCCTTGGAGTGAAGCCTGACGCGTTTAATTCCACCCTGGCGGCTGGTGATCTGGTGCGCGTCACACTAGAGCGCACGCCATCAACCGGCGCAACCAGCCTGCACGACTATCTGTATGAGGTGGACCGCATCGGCAAATCAGTATCGGGTGAGGTGTTGCTTGAGCTAACCCACTTCCCGGTCGATGCAAACGGCGCCAGCGTGGTAGCACAGGAAGTCGCCGCCGCCGTTGGATCTGGACTGCTGCTGCCAACCGGGTTAACCGGCATCACCTGCGACGTGAACTCGTCAACAGATACCAGCGTTCCGGCTGAGACGTTCACAGAGGAAACATTCCCTGACTATGGAAGCGAAATCAGCGAGATCGAGGAGGAAGATCTTGGCGATGATCAAGAAAACCCCAAGGATGATCTAGGCGCTGACGTTTCGGTCAGCTGGGCTACTACGCAGAGTGGGTTAGTTGCTGGCCCTGGCGGGTGGGAGTTTGAACCAGGAGGATTAACAATTAGGTTTAATCTTCAGGATTCTGTGAGCTGCGGTGGGTCCAATCCAAACAACCAAACCGGCCAAGCTACGGCCACCATCACCACAACCCGGCGGCTTTTCTTAGCCTTGGAATTGCAAGGCATGGCGTCACCGTTTAGCAGTCTTCGGGGCGACTTCAAAGCATCCTTGAATGGGCGGTTGGTTATGGGATCTCAGCCAAACAGTGATTTTGATAACGGAGAAAACATGTGCACCATCTATCCAACGCTTCCGTACGCATTGGCGCAGTCTCCATATCTTTTGGCGCCAGGAGTTGCCAATACTTTAGTGCTAGATTATGGAGAATCCGGGGGGACTAACTTTTTCAATCGCGGCGCATGGCGGCAATGCACCCTGAGATTTGTCACAACACCCACAGGGAGGCCGGCTTAAATCATGGCCACCTTCCCCGCGCTAATCCCATCGAGTCGGACCTTTACACCAGGGCGGCACCCTCACTCTGAAATCCAAACCCTTAAGGGGCTGCAGAGTCGTGTGCGGACTAGTAATGTCATCCTGGACCAACAACTACGGCTGAGCTTTCTAGGTCTCACTGAATCGGAAATGCTCAGCGTCCGCAGCCACTACATAGGCCAGCGGGGGCGCTTTCTCAGCTTTACCATTCCCGACAGCCTGCTTAGTGGGGTAACCACGCCGGCATATTTTACGCCAACTGGTTATAGCTGGATCTACGCTAAGTCGCCGCAGGTTGTAGATATTTCATGCGCTCGACGCTATGACGTGAGCATTGAACTGGCCACGGTGCCGCCTGAAGGCGCAAATATCAACGGGTTTAATTTCACGGTTACCGCGTCACTGTTGGCGGGTGCGGTTAGCGGTGATCTTGGGGCATCGGCTCCAGGCGCTGCGCTGAGCGTCGCGGTGTCGCTGTTGGCTGGTGCGGTTAGCGGTGATCTCGGGGCGTCGGTGCCAGGGTTCGATCTCACAGTTACGGCATCGCTGGCGGCTGGTGCGGCCAGCGTTGACCCTAACGGTTCGGCTTCAGGATTCGCCCTGATCGTTACTGCGTCGCTGGCGGCTGGGGCTGCCTCCAATGGCGTATTAACTGCAAGCCATTCATGGGCAACGGCGGGGGAAGTTGTTTCGTTAAACAATCGCCTCGGCTATCAATTCACTGTAGGCGCTTCTGACATTATTTGCCAAAAACTTGGAGTCTACCTGCCTGGCGATTCATTTGCAGAGGAAGTGATAATCCACAGAGTAAGCAACGGGGCGGCTATTCGTTATGCGACTATTACTAGCATTGCAAATCAATGGGTAGACGTTTCAATTACGCCTCTTGTCCTATCTGCCGGTGTTCAATATGTAATCTCGTCGCGTAACGCCTTTGGCATTGCAAGGTCTGTTTACCGCAATCCTACGGGACTAAGTTTTGACCCTGCCATAGGTTCGATCTCTTACAAGTTGAGCGCCACTGAAGAATTGCCAACGACTACGACAAGCGACGCCTACGCCTTCGCCCGGTTCCTGTTCACTTAAAGGCCCTCCATAGCCTTACTTAAACGCAGCCTCACCCGTGGCATCACTAATTTACAACTCGTGCATTGACGACGTAGCGCGCGGCAATATCGACTTTGACACCAACTCCTTTAAGGCGATGCTGGTCAGCACCTACACGCCAAACAAAGACACGCATGACAAGCGCGACGACGTAACCAATGAAGTCACCGGCACCGGCTACACAGCTGGCGGGGTCGCCACCGTTTGCACCGTCAGCAAGGACACCGCCACCGATCGGGTGACAATTCAGTTTGCTGCAGTGTCTTGGACGTCTTCCACAATCACAGCACGGGGGCTGGTGATTTACAAATCCTTAGGAGGTGCAGCAAGTGCTGATGCTCTGGTTGCCTACAACGATTTCGGCAGCGATGTCAGCAGCAGCGGCGGAACATTCGCCGTGGCAGCCAGCACCATCACGCTGCAGAACTAATGGCCACGTTCCCCGAGCTGGAACCGGCCACCAGGGGCTACGACTTCGGGCAGTTTCCGCTGACCGAGGAGTCCAGCATCAGCGCTGGAACTGTCAGGTTCAGCCATGGTGATGAGCCGCAGAACTACCGGCTGACGCTTGGCTACATCGACCTGACCGATGCAGAAGCTGATCTGATCCGCCAGCATTACCAGGGCCAGGGCGGCGGCTACAGGAGTTTTCAGCTGCCGTCAATCATCTGGCGAGGCCATACGTTCAGCGGCAACGTGGCGCCTTACACCACCCTATGGCGATACGTTGAGCGGCCTGCGGAAGATCACGCCTCGGGCGGATACGTGACCATGACCGTAGAGCTCGGATCTGATGGCACCGCCGACGATGAACTAGCCCTGCCGCCGGTCTACCTGATCATGGCTGGAGGCGCTGCAACAGGAGCGTGATCCGCAGACTGTGGGTGTAAGTCGCTGGCATGGAGTGGCCCCGAGCAATACCCCGCCCCGTTTCAGTCGGGTGCAAGTCCTAGAGGCCACCGCCGGGACCGTTCTCGCCGCAGCCGTAATCGGCACCGCAAGCGGCATGGCCTGGCTACTGATCCAATTGCCGAATCGATTGCAACAGCTAGAAACGCAGATGACGCAGATCCTGACAAATCAAAACACGTTCAGCCTGCGCTTTCTGGAGCTAGAGAAAAAAGTCACGGATCTAGACCGGCGCACAATCCGCCTGGAGCTGAACTGATGAAACTCACCACCATCATCTCAGCAATCGGCGGCGGCGCACAGGCTGTCTCTGGCGCGTGTTCTGCTGCAATCATCGTCGGCGGGATCTACCTAATCGATTGCCGGATCTCTGCTCGTGGC